GTCCTGCAGCGGTGGCTGCCGCGTCTGTTGCCGTCTTGGCTGCCTGGCTCGCCGTTTCCGCATTGGTGGAGGATGTGTTGGCATTCTGTTGCGCCTGTTGGGCCGCGATAATGGAGGCCGTGTTGGACAGCCACTGGGCCTTGATCGTCTTACTTGCCTCAATAGGTATCGTAATACCCATTACGGGAATATCGTACACCGTGGACGACTCAATAGGAGCCACGGAATCCACGGCTCCAATATAACCGGAAAACAGCCTCAAATCCTCTCCGGACTCGTCTTGTGCGTGGACGGCATATGGCCAGCGTCCAACAGGCAGGGCAGGGATAGTAAGCGCCAAACAATGCTCTTGCTCGCCGTGTTCAATCGCAATAGGCAGATCTCCCTGTTCCGTTTTCACCACACCTGTGAAAGAAACTCCTGTTACCGGGAACGGAGATTGCGTCACATCCTCGAACAAAAGCCAGCCTATGCGCTTGGCATAGCCTGCCGTCGTGGACAAATGGCGTGTCATTCCCAGGAAATTTAACATGGCTCAATCATGAGCCACAAAACACGGGAAATGCAAGTTGGCGAGAATCAATGTTTTTATCCCTGCTTCACGGGAGGATCAAAAGGCAGGGAGGACAGGATAGCCATAAACTTCTCGCCCGCATCCACTTCCATCTTCTGCGGAGTGTATGCGCCATCCATCTTGTTAAGCTCGGCAATAGCGGCAATTTTTGAGGGCATCTTAAATTTCGCTCCGGTTTCGTCCATGGAAACCTCCTGGCAGAGATCGGATGCGCTATCAACATTGCCGATGGGAGTCGTCACCACGCGGGACAGCCATTCCATGCGCTGCTGCCTGGTCAGCACGGCTGATTTGTTCAGCTGGGCGTTTAATTCGTCAATCATTCGCAAAACTTCATCATCTTTGGACAAACGGGAAGCTGCCTTACTGGCTGCATCGTTACTCATGTCCTTGCGATTGTATGCCTTACGATAGGCGTCCGCTTTGGACAACTTCTCCGCGACCAGAAGCCTCGCAAACTCCTTCTTCTTCTCGGTCACTTTGGTTTTGTTATCCTTCCTTCTCATATCAATATTTTACCCTCCTGGTTTTCAGCGCGTCAATTTGGTGAGAATCAATACTTCTTGCCGGATGAATCAACCTGTTGACTTTGAGTATTCAAAGCTTTCTAAAAAATCACGTCCCTGCCTGCTGATATAAAACACGCAAGGCCGTGTGCCGGTTCTGATCACGTCGCCGGACTGTACCAGGTAATCCAACCGGTGAGACACATTACTGGGATCCAAATGGCAACGGGTGGCAATCTCCCGCGACATTCTGCCCGGATGGTCTCGGATCTCCATCAGAATAAGCAGCTGCGACGGACTCACTTTCCGATGTATGATGTTCCTCAATAGGTTCTTGTTATCAGATGATTTATTATTCATAATATCAAACCTCCCTGTAAGTCGTAGCGGCAGCGTCCCACTCCAGGTTGATGTGTCCGGTGTTTCCGAAGCGGTTCTTGCCGATAATAACCTTCGCTTCCTTCGGATCGGCGTCACGATCGCAGGCAAAGGGCCTGTAGAGCAGCATAATCTGGTCGGCATCCTGCTCAATGGATCCGGAATCCCTCAAATCGGACACACGGGGAACCCCGGCTTCCTTTCCTGCCCGCTTCTCCACTTCCCGGTTCAACTGGGCAAGCACGATCACAGGAATGTTCAGTTCCTTGGCCAGAGCCTTGAGGCCGGCGGAAATCTCCGACACCTCCCGTTCCCGGGAAGACTGGCGTCCGGTAGGATTGGCAAGCTGCAGGTAATCCACGCCGATGCACTTCACGCCATGGTCCGCAACCATGCGCCGGGCGGTCGCCTGAATCTGGTCAATCCTCAACGCGGGCCTGTCGTCCACAAAGAAGGGCAACTCTTTTACCCGGCGAACTGCGCCAGTAAAGGCGCCCTGCTGGTAGATGGTCAGCTTTTGCCCACGCCGCAACGCCATAGGGTCAATACCGGACTGTCCGAACATGATGCGCTCCAGAATCTGCACCTTGGACATTTCCAGGGAAAACATGCCTACCGGGATTCCAGAATTGGCAATATTAAGCAGGATGTTGGTCATGAAGGAAGTCTTCCCTACGGCGGGCCGGGCTCCAATGACGATCATGGCGGTATCCTGCAGACCGTCCAAAACGCGGTCCAGCTTCTGGTAGCCGGTGGGAATCCCCTTCACCTGTCCGGGGTGCTTGATGCGGTATTCCATGTTCTCAATCACCTGCTGAATGCCGTCGCTGATGTTGACCACGGCTTTTATTCCGCAAGTTTCCCGCAGGGAGGACATCACCTTTTCGGCTTCCGCCAGAGATTCTTCCGCGGTAGAGGTCAAATCCTGAAGCTTTTCCAATCCGGAGATGAACATGATTTCCATATCCCGCTTTTTCCTGGATGCCGTCAGAATCTTCACGGAAGGCTCGAACTGGAAATGATAGGCAAAACTCGTCGCAAGCTCGACAAGCCCGGCGTGACCTCCTACGGATTCAAGCTCACCGGCAGCTTCCAGGTGCTGGATCAAGTCGGTGATGTTGACCTTTTCCGGAGTCCTGGCCAGCGCCTCAAAAGCGCTCCATACCTTCTGATGGGCTGGAAGGGTAAAATGAGACCTCGTGAAGCCTTGCTCGATCAGGGCGGCTACCTTGTCGGCACCGTCAATACAGTTGCCAAGAACGGTTTTCTCGGCGTTGAGTTGTGTTTCTGTAAGTTGCATCAAGTATTGAATATTTGTTATGAAAATTGTTTTCCAAGATCGGCGCTATCCGGGAATGGGTCAGAGCCGAACTTCTGTTTCTCCAGGCGTTTCCTGTCCTGTTCCCTGTAGGCGTCGTCCTTTGCCCAAATCGTGGCGCGGGACTTCCAATTTCGGATGAAGTTGCCTTGCTCCACGTAGTGATCGTAAAACCTCTCCGCGGAACTTCTCAATGCTTCCGGGTCGAGGGGATGGATAAGACATTGCCGCATGTATTCCTCCACTTCCTCGACGGATTCCGGCAAGGGAACCATGGAAGAAGATCGAGAGGGTGGGGGGAAATCAAGCGAGCCGTCAGGCGCAGCTTCCTTCGTCTTCGTCTTCGTCTCCGTCTTCGATTTCGTATACGTATCCGTATTCGTCTCCGTATAGGCGAGCGGATGACTGTCACGTGACTGGCATATGTCTGACACATGACCGTCATTTGACTGACAAGCGTCAGTTTTTTCTTCATCAGGGGCAGGAAACTTACTCTTCTTAGCCCTGGTTCTTTGGTCGAATTGCAATACCTCCAGATAACGCTTCCCGTCGACACCGTACACCCTTACAAGACCCGCAGTCACACAAGCGGTGAGCCACTTTTCTATGTCCTGGTTACTGACATTGCCAATTTTGCGAGGCATTATCTTTCCGATCAGTAGAGGCGGATCGGCGTGATACCGTCCATAGTCATCTACAGCAAGCAAAAGACGGTGATAGAAGCACTCTTCCACCCAACTCAGCCTATCGACTTTGTCGGAAGTCAGAAATCCTTCCCTGATGATTCTATTGGGCATGATTATGGTTCAATCAAATGCAATTCTTCACACCTCTTGCGGACGTAATCCAGCACCGTGCCGGCGTCCTGGTGTTTGATGTGGAGTAGAAAGCCCGGTTTGCCGAACTCTTCTACCCAAAACTCTACTTCCGGGCCTGTAAGGTCAAAATACACGCTGTAGCGGCCTGTACGCCCCAGTTCCCCCTTAATACGGCAAAGCTCCTGAATGAAACGGCGCTCTTCCTGTTCTGGTGTTTCCATAGGAAAACAAGCTGTCTCATTTTCAATTCCAGCACGGATGCCGCGGCCTGGTTGGTCAATGTAGGTGGATTTCACTTTTCTCCTCCTTTCTTCTCTTATTCAAACATAACCACCTGGAGCTACCATGTGCCTTACCCGTCCGGCCCCGTCCACGGAACCGCTCTTAGAGATCTTCCCAGGAGCTTCTTCAAACTCGAACACGGCCTGCTTGCTCAACTCCACCATGGACCATACATCATGGGGGGAAACCAACAAAACTTCCCCGCTAAAAAGATGCACCAGCAACCTACTGGGAGTAGCTCCCTTCACACGGGCTCTCCTGCCGCACGTTACCAGAACACACTGGCCATAACAAAAACGGGTTCCGCAAACACGATTAAGGGTTTCAAGCTCGGTTTGAGCAACAAGTTCTTCTGCCGCCCTTTTCTCCTTCTCCCTCTTCCGCCTGGCGGCCTCCTCCCTCTTTCTGGCAGCTTCGGCCGCCTGATTGGCACGCAAAATCGCCATGGACTCTCGTTCGGCTTGCTCTTGGGTCTTCGTGAGCCCTGCCTTTTTGCGGAGCTTGTAATCTCTCCATATCCGGCGTTTTTTCTCCATATCTTCAGGCGTCATGCCCGGTCCCTCCTTCCTTTTTTGGGAGTGTACATGTCGGTTATTCCGCGTGAGCATTCACAACAATCCGCACAGATGCAGCCTTCGCATTGACCTTCCTTGGAATCTTGCCGGGTTTCCCCGGCAAGATCCTTGTTATAAGTCATGCGTACCAATTCTTTGAAATAATCACTCATTTGATGGACGGTATCTTCATCTTGAAAAGAGGAACAAATACCCTTCAATGCCAGGTACGCAAGATACTCTTCTTCGGAGGCAAAACCCTGTTCATCGTTGGTTATCTCCGCGACATCCCAATAATTGTCACAGATGGGAACTCTCAAGGTAACAACCTTCATCACCTCGTCCCTCCTTTCATGGAAGCAAGTGTTGCGGCAAGGGAGGGATTGGAAGTCGCGTCGGCGGCAAGGTAGAAGGACTTCTTGGCGCTTTCCAATACATGGTTGAGTAGTTCTGTCGCCATAGAATAGCGTGTCTGGTCTATGTGAACCTTTCCTTCATCCCACTGGATACGGCCGGCATTGATGGCAGTAAACGCGGCAAGAACATCACTGTCTTTTTCATCTATTTCAACCAGAGCAGAGAAAGTCTTTCTTCGTTTGTCCAAAACCTTGAAAGGAATATTCTCTTCAAATAGCTCCGCCGCATTCGCCAGAACGATGGCGGCATCCAGAAAGGATTCCTTCACGCTGTCGACAATCTGCTTCTGGTCGTCGTCGCAGTAATACAGGGCGTGGAACATATCCAGAATGGCTTCGGCCGCGCCCCGGAGCATGCAGGCATTCTCTCCGAAAGCTACCAAATCCTCTTCATCATACCGCTTCTTCCTGGGGGCGGCGGGCTTTCGGACTGTCCTGGCAGCCTTTGCAGGTTGACAGGGCTTCCCGTCTGTCGTACTTACTGGCTTGTGAGCAATGATAGGATCAGTCGTCTTGCCATTATTCACAACATCCGCCCCTTTCCCGCTGCAACGGGAGAGGGGTTCTTCGTTTGTCAGTAGTGCTGTATTCATAGCGATCATAATCGTATTTCTTCTATTTTTATTTATT